CGTACCAGCCGTTCGCCGTCAGTTCCGGGGCGATCTCGCGCACGCGCTGGGTAGCGCTGTCGTAACTAGGTTGTGGTGCCGGGAAGACGTTGGCGAATTCCTCCGGGGCGACGAACGGCACCGGGAAAGAAACGTTCGGGCATGCTTCGCGAATCTCGGCTTCGGAGATCGGGTAGATCAGTGAGCTGGTGTGGATGTATGCCATGAGTCCTCTATGCGAAGGCTAGGTAGATGTAGGTTGCTGAAGTGACGTTCACATTCGTCGCGGCCACCTGATTGACGATGAAGCCGCTGTTAGCGGGATCGATGCTGTCATCGGTGGTGACTTCGGTTTCCGCTGAAGTGTTCAGTGCCATGTGCGGGTCGTTACCAGCCACGACGCCGCGCACTGTGTCCCAGATGTACCAGTCGCCAGTTGAGTCAGTGCGCTTGATCAGGATGAAACGGGCGCCCGCCGCGAAACCGCAGTTGATCGTCTGGCTTGAACCGTTGCCGGTGTAACCGCCGACCTTTGATATTCCTGCCAGGGTGGCAAAGAGGAAAGCCACGTAAGAACCGGACGAGGTGTTTACCGCCGTTGATGTACCAATGCTCAACGCTGTGGAAGTCGGGGCGGCGCTGTTCCAGTAGGTTGTCGCAGCAGTCGTTTTAGCCCCGGTGCTATTTAGCTGCAGATACTCGGTCGTTGCCAGCAAGGTACTGCCCACTGACCACTTTCCTGTATTCAGCCGGTCGTACACGATCCACAGTTCTGGTTGGGCACCAAGATTATGCGCCGGAGCCTGGTTCGCCCCGGTCCCCGAATACACAACCACATCCGCTACCATGACGCGGCGACGAAAGTGCCACTGGATATATGTGGCACTGTCAGTGCTGTAGTTCCAACTGGCGCTCGAGGCGTCAGCGCCGAGCGTTAGGCCATCCATGTCGAATGAGGTAACCCCGGAGTTGGAAGACTGCCCGTCTGCGGCAGAAGTTCGCAGATATTTATCTACTCCGATCAACCGCGTTATCAGCGCACCCCCGCTCAATATCGTACCGCTCCTGGACTTTCCGATAGCAAAATCCGGCGCGAACCCTACTCCGGTCACTGTCGCTGCAGCACCAGTCCCCGTCCGTGCAATCGCGTTATAAACCTGCGTACCGGCTGTCGGCGGTTTGTTCGGGCGACGGATGGCGAGGTAGACGTATGTGGCGCTTGCCGGCCAGGCCCCGCCGTAAAGTGCGAAGCCCGTAGCTGTCGGCTTTGCTGTGTAGCTAGTGCCAGTATTCTCAGCATTCGACAAATTTGAATACAGCATGTTCACGCCGGTCAGCGCGAAACCACCACGTGCCACGTCAACAAGGTTCCAGTTTCCTGTTCCTGAGATCGTGCTCACCTCTTTAACCAGCAGAAACTGCGGCTCCCAACCAAGTGTGACCGTCGCGTTCCCGCTGCCATCGGCAGTGAATGTTCCACACTGAATCATTCCATCCGTCGCCGTGTCATGCCCGAACAGGTAAGCGACGTAGGTTCCTGTGTTGGTGTTTACGTCCGCGTGCGTGCCGAGAGAAAACACAGACGCTGTCGGGGTCGTGCTGTTCCAGGCGGTCGCGTTGGTGGCCTTTGCAGCGGTCGTATTGAGTACAAGGTTTTCCGTGTTCGCCAGCGAGTTGTGATAAACCATCCAACTTCCGGTCGTGTCCGTGCGCTTGATGATGATCATCCCCGGTACTTGCCCGAGGCTGTGGGAGATCGTGCGGTTTGCGCCGTTGCCGGTGTACGTGACGATGTCGAAGAACTTGGCGGCTTTGCGGAATGTCCAAGAGACAAATCCTAAAGACTCAAGGCCAACAGTACTGTTTACGTCTGTTTGGTTTGACGTTCCAAGAGTAAATCCAGATGCACCGAAAGAAACTAGATCGGTATTAGATGGTGAAGTCCATACACCCCGCGTTAAGTTCGGCGAGAGACTGCTTGCGCGACCTTGAACAGTATCAAACGTGAAATGATTTAGAGCTGTTGCGCCTCTCCCTTTAATCCAAACCATCCCGCCGTTTGTCGAAAGGTCAATTCCGTTGGTGATTGTTTGGCCGGTGCCCCCATTCCCAATGTATGTGTACGCGCTGAACACATCGTCAACGTAGGTCGGAGCGACAGCTGCCGGAGACCCTGCAGCGAGTAGGCGGGCCAGCATGCTCATATGAGCTTCCCGTAAATCGTCGTGCCGGCATCCCGGCTCCATAGCAGGATGAAATCCGTGCCACTGGTCTGCAGGGCGGTGCGCCCTGTGTTCGCCGCGAGGTAGGTTGAGATGCTTGTGGTCGTCGTGCCGTCAGGCTTGATCCAGTTGATCGTCGGCCAGGTGATCGTGTACGCGCCGCCGTTCGCCAGTTCGAGCAGAAGCTCCCCGAGGTTGCCCGAGGGAGGCCAGTTGCTGGTGGCAATAGTGTGGTTGCCGGTGGCCGTAATCTTCTGATGGCTGCCGGCGGTGTAGTCGAGCGTCTGCGTGGTCGTGCTGGAATTGCCCTTGTCGAGATACGTGAAGCCGCAGTCGATGAGCATGGCGCGGGTTACTTGCGCGTCCGACATGACCTGGGTGCCGCTGATCGTGTTGCCGCCGGAGAGCGCCGGCACGCCGAGATTCGAACGTGCTGCGTAGGCGGATGTGCCTCCTGTGCCGCCGTCGGCCACGGCAATCGCTGTGGCTAGGCCCCCCACTGTACCGCCGCTGATCGCTACGTCCGTGAATAGTCCCTTGGTGATGCGCAACTCGGCCTTGTCCGCGCTGCTCCAGGAAGCCGCGCTGGTACTCTCGGCACCGCGCACGGCAGTCAGCGTATCTCCCGAACGGGCGGTGACCTTTACCGTCTCCCACGAGGTTTCGCTGCCGGCCTGGGTGAGCGTCAGCATGAAGTAGTCGCCACCGCTGGGAGACGGGAATAGCGCCCCCTTGCCGGTGGCTAGGGGGATGCTCGTGGCGCTGTTGCTGATCCCCGAGGCGAGAGTGGCGATGGCATTATCTGCCCAGAGTCTTACGGCCATTTATGCGGCCTCCAGTAGGTAGCTGGCGCTCTCGGTGACCGTGAGGTCAGCCGGAGTTGCCGTGGTGTAAATGGCGCGTGGTTCCGCGCGGGTGTAGAGGGCGCGGCGCGGCTCGGTGACATGGACGCCTTGCGTGCCGGGTTTCGGGTAGTAGGCGTAGGCCAGCCCGGTGGCGGTGTCGCCTTGTTCGCTGCTTGTGCCCTGCCCGGCGACGAGGACGCTGATCTGGGCGCTGACGGTATCGACGGCTTCGGTGATGCTGGCGATGGCTTCGAGCGCCACGTCGGCAGCGGCGCTGGCGGTGTCGGCGGCTTCGTTGATCGAGGCACTGGAGCTGACGGGAATCTCTGCCGTGCCGCTGGCCGTGTCGGCGTCTTCGGTGATATTCGCCGTAGCCGCCATGTAGGTCTCGGCGGTGCCGCTGGCGGTGTCCGCGTCTTCCGTGATGTCAGCCGTGGCACCGTTGCCGGCAATCGCCGTGGCTGTGACGGTATCTTCCGCTTCGGTGATGCTGGCGCTGGCAGCGACCAGTACGGTGCTGGTGCCGCTGGCCGTATCGGCGGCTTCGCTGGCACCGGCTGCCCCGGTGACGAGGATTTCCGCCGTGGCGCTGGCCGTATCGGCGGATTCGGTGATGCTGGCCGTAGCGAGCGCCGCCGGGTATTCGACGGTTGCTGTGGCGCTGGAGGTGTCGGCGTCTTCCGTGCTGCTGGCTGTACCGGCGACGAGAACCGTAGCGGTACTGCTGGCCGTATCGTCAGCTTCGGTGATATTGGCCGTGGCCGAGATCCCGGTCGTCGCCGTGGCACTGGCGGTGTCAGAGGCTTCGTTGATACTCGCGCTAGCAGCGACGAGGGATTCCGCCGTGCCGCTGGCGGTGTCTGCTGCTTCGGAAATCGTCGCGCTGGCCGAGATCCCGGTAGCCGCCGTGGCGCTCGCCGTATCGGCGGCTTCAGTGATGCTGGCCGTTGCTCCGAGCAGTACAGTAGCCGTGCCGCTGGCGGTGTCCGCTGCTTCGTTGATAGTAGTGGAGGCGTTGAGCAGTATGCCCGCAGCGGCGCTCCCTGTGTCCGCTGCTTCTGTGATGCTGGCGGTAAGCAGGGCGACGGTATCCCCGGACGCATTGAGCGCCCGAGTATTGAGTGCCGAGCTGATGCCGCCAGCCATGGTTACTTACTCAGGTGTTTGCGGCATTCAGGGCGAAGGCGGAAACGGTCACCGTCTGCCCGCTCGTGATCGTGCCGTTGACCTGCAGATCGCCGGAGCCGATGCCCGCCGAACCCTGGATATGGCAGGTTGTGCCCGCGTTATCCTTGATGCGGAAGTGCGTCGGTGTTGCCGCAGAGCCGCCGGAGGCCGTGGCCGTCCACGAACCGGAGAGCGCCTTGCTGGCGCTGGACGCTGCCGCCATCCAGTCGGACGGCAGGGTAAGCGTGGCGAGCAGCGTGCCGGAATCGGCAGCGGCGCAGTTGGCCGGAGCGGAACCGGAGAAGATGTAGAGCTTGGCCGTCGTGCCGGTGGTGGATTCCACGGCGTCGAGGCGTGCGTTGTTTACACTGACCGAATACTGTATTGCCATGATTTAACCTGCTTTCTTCTTGAAAACGCCGTTCGCGTTGAAGGCTTCGACGATGGTGTTGATGAGTTTCTTTACTGCCGGAGCGAGGTTATCGAGCGTGCCGACGACCCCTTCGATGATGGCGATAGCCGCATCCAGCTTGTCTTTGCTGGGGCTTTCGGGCATCAGTTCTTCGATAGACTTGACCGCCGCGAACAGGGTCTTGATGAGCAGGAAATAATTCATGTGCTTCTCCTAGAATTGACAGCGCAGTTGCGCATCAAAGGTCAGTGACGCGGGTAGGCTCAGGTGCCGCCGCAGGTTCTGTGTTTCGAGGGGTGTCTGCGCTTCGATCTGGCTCAGTTCCGGGCGCAGGCGGCAGTCCGATGGTCTTGCTGGTAGTGACTGTGAGCAGGCTGTTAACAAGGCCCAGCAGGCCAGCAGCCAGTTGCGCCAGCGTGGTGTCCGAGATTGGTAGGTCATAGCCTAAGCTCCTTGCCGTGGCGACCAGGGCGCCGAGCAGCAGCACCAGAGCATTGACGGTGATCTGGCCGTTCTTCCAGGCAGCCGGGTCGGCGACGGCGGCGCCGCGTCGGAAGAGGTTGAGGATTGCCCAGAGTTTCGCCATCACATCACCTTTAGCCAGCACTCTTTGCCGTCGTCTTCGGCGAGCTGGAGCAGACTGATAATTCGGGCGACGACCGGAGCGCAGATCGCCACGCCGGTGGGTGTGCGTTGCCGGCCGACGAGAATGCAGCCCTCGGAGTCTTCCGCCGTGTTGCCACCGTGAAAGCGGATGCCGACAAAACCGGGCACATCGCGCACCTCGGGCAGCAGCTTGCCGAAGCGGTGGCTGAAACTCAGGACAATGCGGTAGCGGCCACGCGGGATGCAGGTCTCGCCCTTGACCTTGGCCTCGGGGTGTAGCTCCAGGTGACGGTCTTCATCCTCGCAGGTGTTGCCGACGGCAATGCCGTCGCAAGACAAGGTGCCAAGGGTGTAGCCCTCTTGCATACCCTTGGCGCTGGCGAAGTAGTCACGGACGAGCAAGAAATCGCGGCTCACCAGTAGATGCTCCAGCGGACGATGTGGAATACCATCCAGAGCACGGAGGCGCAGAGGATCATGGCGCCGAGGTAGACATCGAGGTTGTCTTTCATTTGTGCGGCCCCTGTAGGAAGGCCAGCCACAACGCCACGCTTCCCCAGCCGACGACGGTGACGGCGACCCAGTTGATGATGTGCTGCTTGAGCTTCATCAGCGTTTCGCGCTGATCTTTTTCGTCCTGTTCCTGCTTCTCGTGCACCATGCGATGGCGCACCGGGTCGCCACTGGGGAACGCCGCTTTGAACATCTCGTGAATCTCCTTGATGGTGGCGCCCTGCTCCTTGATGCTCTGGTTCTGCTGGGAGACGACAGCGAGCGTCGATTGCCCCATGGTGTCGATACGCTTCATCGCGTCCTCGTGCCGGGTCTGGGCGTTGCTCTGCCATGTGTGAATCTCATCGCGCAGTGCTTCGTGTTTCGCGAATTCCTTTTTCTCATGCGAGTCCAGCCATTCGCGCATTTCTCTCATCACTCCCAAAGCCAGGTTCTCGCCGCGCCGTTCTTCGCCGCTCCAGTCAGACATGGACTACTCCTGCGTCACGGTTATCGTTCCCGACAGGATCGTCGTGTGCTTTCCCAGAGCGTCGATCATGTCGAGGTTGTATGACGCCCGCTTGTACGTTGGCGCCGGGAAGGTGACGACGATGGTTTTGGCCGTGTCGTCAATTTTAATTTCGTTATCAACCGATTTCAGCGTGTCGAGCACCGTGCCGTTCGGGCGCGTGCTGATGGTCAGCTCGGCGGTGTAGGCAGCCAGGCTCATCGGGACGTAGAACTGCAGGTACCCGCCAGAGGTATATGCGCGGAAATCAGCGGCATTGATAGCGTTGATCTTGACGCTGTTGGCGTTGACCACGGTTACTGGGTGGAAATCACGGTCACGCAAGGCGTTGGTCGTGGCGTTGATTTCCGTCATGCCTTTGACCGAGACGACGGCAGCTCGCCAGCCGTCGGTCAGACCGTGCGCTACGGCGGTGATGGATACCGGTGCGGACTGTGCGATAGCAGTGATGGCGGCATAGCCGAAGTCAGGCGATTCCCAGCGCACCGTGTAGGTGACAGTATCGCCTTCGATGAGCGTGAGGTTCCTGACTGACGACATTACAACCCTCCAAATGCAACAACGCGCGTTTTGTGCTTGTAGCGCTCCCACTCGGCCTTGGCCTGGAGACAATAGGCAGTGAACTCGTCGCGGTAGCGCTCTGATCCGTCCCTGTCGAATGTGTCGGCGTCCTGCTTCTGGTAGGCGAGATGCCGCATCCACTTCAGCAAGTGGATGACATGCTCATCGCCAATGTCTTCAAATTCCTGGTTATCCCCGGTGATGTCCGTTAGCGGCAGCCGGTGGATGACCAGACGCGCCTCGTCGTTCTCGACCGGTATCTGCACCCACTTACAGACATTGCGCTTGGCACCGATGAGCATGTACTGCACTGGGCCTGCGCGTAGATCGAGGTACAACGGGCGCATCTGGCCGTAATCGCTCTGGCGCATGTTGGGCACGTCTTCGGGGTTGATCACCGTCAGCTCGCGGCCAGTTGAAGCCAGAAACGCTTGTCTTACCCGCAGGAGAGAGGGGTGCAGTTCAGCCGCTTGCTCTCCAGCGACAATGTCTACCGAGGTGGCGATAGAGTCGTAATCCGCGATGCCGCCCATGAGACGAACGAACATGCGGTAGGCGTCGTTCATGTACGCCCACAGCTCGTCGTCCGACCACAGGTACGGCCTCGCCGTATCGACCATCTGGCTGCGGAACAGGCCGTAGAGGTCGGAACTATCCATTACGCGCCTACAGCCTTGTTCTCGCGATACTGCTGCCACATGGCGTCGCGCTCTTTGTTGTCGGTATCAAAGCCGAGCAACTTCGAGAGTTCCTTGACGTGCGGGGAACCTTGCGCAGTGAAATCATTACGCCCGTTACGTTCGATCAGAATTTCGAAGGCTGTGAAGAAAGCCTCGGCGCGATCCTGCCCGGTCGGCTGGACAACTGCTACCACTTCCGGCCCAAGCACATCGGGGCGTTCACCGGTGGCTTCGGCGCCGATGGCGACGACTTCCTTGACCAGAATTTGGGGGATGTTTATTGGCACACCTTTCTCGAAAGAGATCGTGTGACCGGTGAGAGACCGCAACTTGTAGTCACGGTTAAGTACGAATTCAGGCATAGTGGGATTCCTGAGTAGTTGTGAAAGAGGGGCCGAAGCCCCTCGTCGCTTAGGTCGCCGAGACTTCCTGCGCCCGTCCGTCGATGGTGAATTGCACGCGTACGCGCACCTTGCCGGCGGTCGCCGTCGCTGTCAGACCGGCGGTGGTCAGACGCACGTTCTGGCCTCCATTGGATGTCAGCGGAGCGGTGAGCGTCAGTGCAGTACGCGAACCAGCCGCAGCAGCGTCCAGGTCGAGTGCAGAGACATAGGCCGTGGTTGCGCCGGCAATGCCAAGGCTCAGAGTGGCGCCAGCGCCGATACCGACGAATGCCGTCTCAACGATGACTTCTCCGCCGACGACCACCGCACCTTGCGGCAGCGGGATACAGTCGAAGACAAGGCCGGTTGCAGCGGTGAGGCCGGTTTCCAGCGGATCGGTTGCGTTGGCGACCGTCGAGCCGAAGGTCTTCTTCACCCCATCAACAGAGTCGACGACCCAGTTGTTGAAGTTGAAGACGAACTCGGCTTGCTGGATGTACTGCGTGCCGCGAGTAGCTTGAAGTTTCATGCTGGTTTCTCCTTACTGAGCCACGTCGACAGCGATGACACCGAAGTCTTGCGTGGTGTTGCCGCTGTACTGGCTGTAGAACTGCGGCTTCTTGAAGCCGAGAATCTTGCCCACGGAGATACCTTGCTGGTTCTCGTAGTCGAAGCCCTTTTCAACCCACTCGGGGTTGCCGATGTCGGCCATACCGAGCGCCTGGGCGCCGCAGAACAGCATCCGGCAGCCATCGACAGCGCCACCGCCCCACTTCGACCCGCTGGCAGTCAGGCGCGTATTCGGTACATGACGGAACTCGTGGAAGTAGATGTCGTCGATCTTGACGGCACCGGCAGTGAACAACGGGTTGTCAGCACCGCGCGGCATGGCGTGACGCAGGTTCAGCATGAAGTTGTTGTCCAGCTTCAGCTTGGCCATGGCCTGCGGAGATAGGAATACGTGGTAGGTTTCCTGACCACCGTCTTCCTTGATGCCGCGAATGTAGTTGTCCTTGGCGTACGCTTTGAGCTGTACGAAGGTCTCCCACATCGGATAGTCGCCAGTACCGATGGCGCCGCCGACCAGAGCCGCGTTCGAGGTGTTCGTGGTGAAGTTCTTGTTGCCAGCGTCCCACACCAGATAGCGGTTTGAGGTCGGGGTGGTAACGTCGGCGGCGAATTCCAGATTGTTGATATCAGAGCCGGTACGGGTGGCTCCAACGGCGGAATTCGGGTTCGTGTAGGCCAGGCCGGCGAGGGTCAGGAACGCCATCTGGTCAATACGGTCAGCCAGCCAGTAGGCCAGCACGTCGCGGGAGTTTTCGCGGAAGCCGACAACGGACTTCTGGTCAGCCATGCGGCCTTCGTGTCGGTTTGCGTGACGCAGCTGGTCGATCCGAATGACCTGATCGAAGCTCTTCATCGCTTCTTCGTTGCCTTCCAGCGTGCGGTCACCGGCAACGCCGTCGCCTTCGAGGTCAGCCAGCAGGGTAATGACGGCACGGGCGCCTTTTTCCGACTTCTTCAGCTCGGTGATGTGCTGAATCATGGAATTGGCATCTTTGCCGAGGAATTTGTTTACGAAGGACATGTTGCGGGCTTGGCGCCACAGGTCCATCGACCAGACGGTTTTTTGTTCGCTCGTCAGGGAAGCGAAATTAGTCAGAGCCATCAGCTCGTCTCCTATCAGTAATCAATCGAAAAAGTTCTGACTCGCTCTCACGGAGTCTTGCGGTGCCTGTGTCGCTGGCAACTTGCGAACTAAAACGACTGATTACGGTGACGAACCGCTCGGAATATCGTCTCCGAGACCACGACGGGTACAGCCCTACAGAAAAGCGCGTGGTGATTTCTCACCCACGCGCTCGATTGTCTAACAGACTGCTTTAGACTGTCAAGGCCTTCTAGGCGAAATCTCCGCGCAATTTCGCCTTCGTACTGTCAGGCAGTGCCGAGAACTCCTCGAAGGTGAGCTTCGCCGGGTCCACCTCGGCTTTCTGCCCGCCCTTGTCGCTGTCCAGCCCGGTGTCCTTTAGGCTGGCCGGCTGCTTCTTTGCCGCTTCGATGTTCTTGGCGACCTGGGCTTCCTTGCGACCCGCTGCCGGCTTCTCTGCAGCCAGGCCCTTGGCGTCCTGTGCCTTGGTCTGTGCCTGCCCGAAGCGGTTCATGACCTCTTTGACTGCTGCCAGCAAGGCACGTGACGGGCTGAGCCGCTCGCTCTCCATGATCATGCGCTGCTCGCCAAGGATCAGACGAACCAAACCCTTATCGTAGTTCTCGTGCGCTGGGTTCAGCACGTCGTAATCCGCCTCCAGCCGCTCGACGGCCAGCTCGAGGCGCATCTCCTCACGCGCCTGATCCTTGGCGGCGTTGGTCATGTGCGTCGCCTCGGCGATAGCGATCTGCCGCTCAGACAGACGAATCTGCCCCATAACCTCGGCTGCCTTGTCCGACTCACCATCCAGCAGCAGCTTGGCGTGCTGTTTCTCGAGCGCCTTGATGGCTGCCTCGAGCTTCTCGGTGTCCTCGGTGCGGGTGATCTGCTTCGTCTGGGCCTCGATCTCGGCCAGCTTCCGCTCGGCGACCTCGCGGGCCGAGCGTTCCTGCTCGCGGGCGGCGCGCTCCTTGCCGATAGCGTCGTCAAACCGGCTCTTCGGGATACGCGGCTCGTCCTCGTCGTCCTTCTTGGAGAACCGGCCATGCTCGTCGCGCGCCGGCTCCTCCTTGGTCAGTTCCTCGACAACTTCCTCGACGGTTTCCTCCGGCTCCTTCGCCGGTACTTCAGCGGTCTCGGGGATGTCGTTGCCCCGATCCAACGTGCTCAGGTCTTCAGTGTCGTACATGCTTGCTACTCCTTCGTGCTAGTGGGTGTTTGTGCTTCTGCTGCCTCTTCTGCTTCTTCTGCCTGCTGTTTCTGCTGCAGCGCCTGCATGCGGGAGAGCATGGCCTGCTGCTGCGCCGCCTGGCGCCGGATGGTCATCTCCTGCTCATGAGCGTCCCGTTTCAGTGCCATCTCCTGGTCAAGCTGCTGCTGCTTCAGAGTGAAGTCCTGCTGCAGCTTCTCCAGCGCCATGGCGTGCTCGCGCTCCATCTTCTCGCGCTCCAGCGCTGCTTCCTGCTCGGCTTTATGCTGCTCGAGGGCGAGCTGTGCATCCGGCCCGCCCTGGGCCTCGGCGGCTTCCTTCTGCGCCTTGACGTTCTTGAGCGCGGCGTCGGCGTGCTTCGTGGCGACATCCGCCTCCAGGCCGGCGACGGTGGCCTCGGCCTGCCGCATGGCCAGTTCTTTCTGGGCCTGCGCCTCGGGGCTGTTCTGGTCGCCCTCCATCTGCTTGATGATCTCGCTCTTGCGCTGCAGCCGGCTGTTCTCGACCAGCACACTGTCGGGAATCTGAATGCCCTGCTGGCGCATGGCCAGAGCCTGCTCGAACTGGCTGTCCTCCATGGTGGCCCGGTACGGCGCGCTGGTGATGATGATGCTGTACTCGCCGATGGTGAGGTCGTTGACGATCTCGCCCTCGGGCGTCTGCTGGTTCACGCTGATCGTCTCGGGTTCCCGCAGTGCGTCACTGTGCGTGATGTGGATCAGCCGCTCCTCGGTGTAGAAGGTCTGGATGAGGTCCAGCACGTTCCTCGCGAGGATAAAATCCGTACGCTCCAGGTTATCCTGCACCTTCATCATGCTAACGGAGCCACGCTGCTGCTTGTAGGCGATAGCCTTCGCCGCGACGTCCTCGCGGTCAAAGCCCTGCATACTGTCCGAGACGCCGCTCACAGACTTGACGGCTTCCTCGGCCTTGTAGCTGAGCCGGTCAAGGCCGGTAGGCATGGCGTTCGGCTGAATCTTGGCGACGTTCGAGATGTCGTCCAGCTCCATGACCAGACCTGTCTTGGCGCCGTGCTGCTCCAGCTCCTCGATAGACATGTTGACCAGGCTGCCCTTCTTGACCATCCAGCCACTGTTCGCCGTCGTGTTTATAACGTGCAGCTCCTGGCTGATCGTCTTGTTAAGCAGCTCCTGCGGCCCGAGCAGGTTCTCAACGAGGCCGACCGTCCGCCCGTAGCGGAAGTGCGGGAAATACGGGACGACGGTCATGTGCTTGTAGGGCGACCAGTCATCATGGAGCACCACCTGATCCGCCGACACAGTCCAGCGTATCCGCTTGACCAGTTTCTTCGTCGTGGTGATCCGCCCGCCGGTACGCTCGAGCACACTGGCGATCTTGTTCCTGTCCCAGCTGTCAGGCACCGGGCGCATGTCGCCGGTCATGGTGTCGACGAAGTGCAGCTGCTTGTCCAGCTTGCGATACTGGCGATCCAGTACGCGGACAGTGCGGCGTAGGCCGTATGGCTCAAGGACGCCGTAGTAGGCTGCCTGGAGGTAGCCGCCGGCAAAGCGGTCGCGAACGCGCTCGATGCTGTCGTAGCCGTAGGGGAAGGCGCTGCCCTCGGAGTGCTTGAGGTACTCAGCGTCTTCGTCGCTGTACAGGATGGAGATATCCTGCGGCGTCATCCACTTCGTCACGAAGACGTCGTTCCAGCTGTCCGGGTCGTATTCTTCGGCGTCCGGGTCAACGATGACGTTCTTGCTGTTGATCTGGCTGATCCGCACCTCGCCCTGCATGGCGTCGCTGAAGTCCATCCGCACGTCGTAGAAGCCTCGCCCACGGATAACCCCGTCGGCGAAAACCTCGGAGCGTACCCAATTCAGCTGGTTGTTCTGGGCGATCTGCATCCAGACCTTGTTCAGAGCTTCCGCCGTCGCCGGCAGCCCGCCGGTCGATGGCCTGAATGTGACCTCGGCCCGGTTGCCGATCTGCTCGCCCATGATCGTCGAAATCGTCGGCATGATCTTGTTGACCGTCAGGGCTGGGCGGCGCTGCAGCCGAAGCATATTGAGGTCCGACTCTGTCCACTGGTCACCAGCGAAGTAGCTGTCACACTTCTCGGCCTTCTCCAGAAACTTGATGTGGCCGCGATCCCTGACGTAGCAAAACCGTGTCCAGACTTCGTGTGCGAGTTCATTGTTAATCGGCATGTCTATTCCTTCAGTTGCGACGCTGTTGCATGGCTTGGCGCAAGCCAGCCTGGAGCTGGTCTGGCACTGGTTGTGAGCTGATGAGCGGCTGGCGCGGGAACTGCGGGGCCTGCTGCGGCGGTACAGGTGGAGCGGTGCGCGGCTCGAAGCTGGTGAGGCGCTCAGGTGAGGCGCGCTGGTGCTGCGCGCCGGCGCCGAAGAGCGCGCCGCCTGCGTAGCTGGCCAGCCCGCTCAGCCCGAAGTTCGTAGGCACAGCGCCGAAGGCTGCCATGGCCGACGACGGCAAGTCACCCTGCCCTGCTGCTGTGTGCAGCCGGCCAAGCGTGGCGCCGAAACCGGTAACCGGGTTCACGTTCCGCAGAAACCGCAGGCCGACAGACGGGCTGTACTGCTCGAACTGTGCGTTACTGTCCGCCCAGTAGCCGCCGACGCTATCGCCAAACGGCTTGAGCTTGTTCCCGGCGTACTGCATAGCCGCCGAGAGACCGCGCGCCATGCCGTCAGGCGGCTGCGGCTGTGTCGGGACAAAGTTCAGGTCATCCATAAGTGTCTCCTTATGCAGACATGTGGGTGAGGTCCGCCGAGCCGTTGCTCAGCTCGCCGAGGCGGTCGCGCCAGCTCTTGATCGTGCTCTTGGGCTGTACCGGGGTAGGGGCGGCGTGGTTCAGGGCGACGCGAACCGCCCAGCTCAGGCCGTCGATCTGGTCGTCATGCTTGCCGGCTGGGAAGCGGAGCATTTCGCGCTCCAGCTCGTCAAACCAGGGCGCGGTCTTGGCGAACATGACCTTGCCGAGCTGCATCCGGCCCTTGAGCGGGCTGGCGCGGACCAGCTTGTCCGTCAGCGGCTTCAATACCTCAATCGTCGGGTAGAGCCGGCGCTCGCCACAGCGCTTCTTGAACTGGGCGTCGAGCGTCCGCCAAATCTGCCCGTCTTCAACGCCGATGATGTCTGCCTTATGCTCGTCAAACAGATCGAGCATGATGTCCGCCATGATGATACTGTCGCCGCTCTTGAACCGGGCGATGTCGAGGACATAGAGGTTGTCGTGCTCGTCCTGGCCTATAGTCACGCCGACGGTGAAGTCGTTCTGCTCACCCTCACTGATGGCGAAATCCCATGCCTGATACACAGTCATGTGCCGGCGCTGCGGCGGGGTAACGTAGTAGCGGAACAAACTCTTGTCGAAGTACGCACCCTCATCCGGTGCCGGGTCCTGCTGGTACAGCGCCGACCAGACGCGCTGCTTCCCGGCGGCGTAGAGGTTCTTCTTGATGCGAATGAGGTGGTCCAGGTCATACCTGTCTGGGTGGAGCGCTGAGCCGGCGGGGCGCAACAGGCGGTGGGTCTCCTCGCTGGGAGCGGGAGTGCCGAGGAATATCCGCTGAATCTTGTCCGTGCGGAGGTCCATGTACTCGTCGTAGCCCTCGTTGATCGCCGGGTACTTCACGATCTCGAACTGGTCGCCCTCCCCTGCGTCCATCGACTGCTCGATCCGCCCGCCCCAGTCATCATCGTGCCAGCGGGTCAGAATGCCTATGATCCCGCCACCGGGCGAGACACGGGTGTAGGCCGTCGAGGTGTACCAATCCCAGGTGTTTTCGCGGATCACCGCGCTGTCTGCTGCTTCCTGATCCTTCACCGGGTCATCGATCAACAGCACATGGGCGCCGCGGCCTGTTATGCCTGAGCCGACGCCGGCTGCGAGGTAGCCGCCCATGGCGGTTGTCAGCCAACCCTCGATAGCCTGGCTATCCGGGTCCAGCTTGCAGTCAGGAAATGCCGCCTGATAGGCTGGATCGCGAATCAAATCCCGTATCTTGCGGCTGAAACTGAGCGCCAGGCTCTGCGTGTGGCTGGCGGCAATGATCTCCCACTCCGGGTGCTGGCCGAGCAGCCACGCCGGGAAGAAGTGGCTGGTCAGCGTGCTCTTGCCGAGCCGAGGCGGGGTGTTGATGAGCAGCCGAGGGGATTTCTTCTCCTCCACGGCCTTGACGAAGCGCTCCAGGCGACGGGCGATGTCTTCATGTACCCATCCTGGCATGTACTTCGGGAAGAACTTCTGCACGAAGAAGATCAGGCGGCGTCTGGCCAGTGTTCTGCCGGCCAGTTCCGCCCGTAGTGCTGCCTCGTGGCCTAGCAGCTTGTCGAGCTGCTCCTTCCACCGCAGAAAATACTGGCTGGGTGACGGCGGGGTCTCGCCGGCAGCCAGGCAGCGCAGGCAAACATTGGGGTATTGGTCGGAGAAGTCATCGACGTGGCGAATGAGGTCGCAGCAATCACAGGCATGAGCGTCCTTGTCGAAACTCACTGCAGCCTCTCGCAGCTGCCGTCAATCGTGTTATTCGACAGAGCGATCTCCAGCAGCTCCTCGTCAGTCATCTGCTCGAACTTCGACTTGACGCGCCCTTGATCAGTGGTCAGCTCGATGCGCTTTACTTCAGGTGCATAGTATCCGAGCATCTTGGCTACTTCCTGCCAGCCTTTGATCTCGGTGGATGGCTCGCCCAGCATGCGGGCACGCTCGATGGCGTCGAGAATCCCTGCGAGAACGTCAGACTTCTTTAGATTTGTAGCCGAAGCAAGCAGCTGGCGGGCCTCGTCGAGCACCGTCTGCACGCCCTTTGAAGTCACCGCCATAGTGGCCGAAGCCCCGCTATTCGAGTAGCCAGCCGCGCGCGCAGCCGCCTTGTCGTTCAAACCCGAGAGTTTGGCGTCTGCGAATTTCAACTGTTTGTCGGTCGGTTTTTTCACGCGTTAGATTGTATCAGATAACAATTTACGCGCATATATAGTGAATCGCTGCCCGCGTCAATCCCTGCTTTGCGGCCTATTTGATTGGCATACAGTTTCCGTGAAAAAATTTTATATAAATACGGGGTCACCTGGATTACGAGAGGGTGGGTGGCTTCGGATTCGATGCCGGGATTCCGGCATCGCTGGGACTGACCGATATTCGCGTGGAACGGAGTAATCTGAGTGGCATGGGCGAAGTCGGTATTTGGCTTGGAAATACTGTCGCTCCACCCTCCCTCCCCACACCTGAAAGGCCTACCCCACTTCGGATTCGCTTTTCACTCGGGACGTAGGAGTCCCTTCTTGTGCTGCGCAGAAGTAAAAGCAACGTACCCCACGCCGTTGGCGCGGGTCCCCGCTTGCGCATGAAGCGCGCGCAAGCAGACCGTCTTTCCTGTGTTAATGACCTACACATAGGAGAACGTCATGTCGCATTCATTCGCCCCGATCTTCGCATACCTGAAGCATACGCATGAATTCTGCGTTGTCCGCGCCTACATCGGCGGCAAGCTCGAAGTCTTCACCGAATGCAATCGCCTGCTGCTCAACCCTGATCAGCTGATCTTTGCGTAATGCATCCCCTAGCTCTCTGGCTCGTACTCGATACCGCGTACGACGCTCTGTACTACCTCGATAAAGCATCGGCGGGAAAAAGCGCCCCGCCGAAGACCGTCGATCTTTTGTCAGTTTCGACATTCATTTCAAGGAGAAACACCATGGCTTCCAAGTCCACCCCCGTTGCTGCTCAATCCACCGATTACGAAACCGCTGTCAAGGCTGTGATGGCTCAGCTGCGCGCCCCGGCGACCGTCTCTGGCCCGACGCTGCTGTCCCGTTTCGAATCCGTCGCCGTTGATTCGCTGGCTGACAGCGGCGAATTCGTTGCTCGCCTCGCGGCTGGTGCAGTCAGCGGCTTCGACAGTGCCAAGGATGCGTACCAGATCGAGCGTGAGCGCCAGTTGCGCCGCCGCGCAGAGAAGCTCCTGCGCGCCCATCAGTAATTCATCTTCGGAGGGGCTTCGGCCTCTCCAACCAAACCCCGGAGACACCTATGAACACCTATGCACACGCCGCAGCACACGCTCTCAGTGATCCTTGTCTGGCCATGATGGCTGCTGAAGGCGACTGGGACGAAGTCGAGGCCACGATCAGCGCTCAGCTGGCTGGCCTTTCCCGCACGGCGACCTACGAGGCTGATCGCAGCCACAAGGTTGAAGCTGAGCCGATCATCCAGAAGTCCATCGCACGTCGTTAATCAGGAGCCAATCATGACCATCGCATCTATCGAATCCCTCGCATTCATCTCCAGCGCTGCCGAGTCCACCGACCGTGACACACGGGCATACTCCAAGCTGACTTGGAACATCCGCAGCGCCATCATTTGGGCTGCCAACGGCTTCATCACAGCGGTTGAGAACGACCGTGAGATCGAGAACAGCCGTGATCGCCTGCACACGCTGCTTACTGTCGGCAAGCTCTTCGCCGAGTCGATCTGGTTCGAGATCGATGAGCCAGCTGTTCGTCTCCACCTCGGTCTGGAAGACGACAGCGACGTCCACGAACAAGCGATCAAGCAAGCCCGTCAGAAGGTACTGGCGACGCGCTCGGCTGCCAAGTTCAAGGAGTTCTACGACGCTGCTCGTGACCGCATCGAAGAGCGCAACCGCGAACGGGCTGCCCGTGTCGTCGAGATCGTCGATCTGTGCAACAGCGATGTGCCAGACGGCGAGTACAACGAAGACACGATTGACCGTGAAATCGAGTCGCTCGAAGGCAAGATCGCTGAAGTCTCCGAGGCCATCTACCACTACGCTGACATGCGGATTGCCGGTGCGTTCGTTCCGGCCACGGAAGAGAAATACCGCAGCTTCAAGGAGGGCGCCCGCATGATGCTAGGCGTCCTCGGCATCAGTGAAGACGGCCTGCTCAAGCGTCAAGCCAAGCTCAAGGATCAACTTGCCCAGCAAGAGGCTGCCATGCGCTCCACAGACGCTGAACTCGAGAAGCAAATGGCAGAGCAAGCCGCAACCATGATCGTTCAACCTGCGGCTCCTGCGCAAGGCGGACGCCGGGTGATCAAATCGCCCGAACGTCTGGCTCGCGAACAGGCAGACACAGCGGCTCGCCAAGAGCAAATCGAGTACGACAAACAGCTCGCTGTCAAGGCTGCCAAGACCAAGGCGACCAAGGCAATGAATAAAAAAGCCAAGGATCTAACCTCACCAAGCCTCGGCGATGATCCGTTCTGGCAAAAAGCCGGCGATCTAGTCGCTCAGTAAGAAGAATCGCTCCATAGTTCACACTATGGAGCGATTTAAGCCCTTTAAATCACCTATGGGCAGGCTACCCCTTAGCCGACTCGTTTGGAGAGCACCATGGAGCTTTTTGGCCTGTTACACGGCAGTTTTGAGCCACTCGCCTACGCGATTGCGATCACGCTCGGTCTCGTCAGCATGGCTTGGAAGATCAAACGGGGCCTATGGGCAGCTTTTATCACCGAACTCGGTGTCTTCATCCTGATCTTCAAACTCCACGGCGGATCGATGACCGGTGGCTTCGCAGCGACCATCGCAGCACTTCTCTGTGGCATCATCATCCCCTGGATGTTCAGGAGAAAATCATGAAGACCTCGACCATATTCGAGATTGCCAAGTGGATTGTGATCATTGTGTGCGCTTTTATCGGCTACTACACGACAAAAGCTTGACAGTCTGATAGAGAGTATGAGACGCTTTGGCCTGAAGTTCTCTGCCTCCCTGGCAATTTCCTTCACTGAAGCCCCGGTCACGGGGCTTCAGCTCTTTTAAGAATCGGAAAAATTCCACTTTTTCCACTTTTTTAGAAGAAATTCCACTTTTTTTAGCAAAAGTGGAATCGCCAAAACCCAAGCCCAGTAAGGGATAGCCGCGTTTAATTCCACTTATTCCACTTTTTTCGTCCAAAACCTATATAGAGACATATAGGCAGTTTCCTCTCCTACTACTCATTTCATTAATATAGCTAAAAAAAGTGGAATAAGTGGAATTAATCGGCGCAAACCCAATGCCAGCAAGGCTTCTGGCGATTCCACTTTTTGAAAAACAAAGTGGAATTCGAGTGGAAAATTCCACTTTTCAGCCCGATAAATGACAGGTAAAACCACTATATACCAGTGTCGTTGACTGATTATCCGTATAGGATATGCCATTGACGAACGAAAATAGCGAAAAACGAGGCAAAATGCAGAAATAGAGGTCGAGCTAATCGTAAGAAGCGCCCGCCAACAACTCGCCCTCGGCAGAAAACCTGAGATCGTCGACACTCAGGACGCCTGTTAGAGGTTGCACACGATCAGTTTGTTATAGCCAAACGCTATAACAAACCATGCAATCTATAATCCATCGCCATTTGACAATCTAGAGCTATCTAACGCAAACTAAGAAGAAACGCCAAGGGAACTTCATCATGAAAATCTGGACATTGAGCGCCTCGCTGCCGCTCACGAAAACCTATATTGCCAAAGATGGCCAGATCATTCCCCTGAACTACCCGAACGTCGCCCACTTCACCAGCCACCCCCATGAAATCGAAACAATCGCCGACCTGAACAAGCTCGTCGCCGCAGCCGGCAAAGACCAACATTGCCTGATCAAAGGCATCATGCACCGCGAGCTGAACAACCGCTCCCGTGCAGGCGCAACAGATAGCAACGACACCACCGAGTGGATATGCCTCGATCTGGATGGTGTCGAAGAATCACCGCAAGAATTCATGAACAACATTGGCCTGGGCGACGTGAGCCATGTAATCCAGTGGTCAAGCAGTCAAGGCATCAAGGAAGGC